CGCTAAAGAAAAAAAGGAGAGAGATTACAGCTCTGAGGGGAAAATTGACTCGATTACATACGAAATCGGAACCGGGCGCTAAAAGAGCAGCAGCGAGAAAAGTAAAACAGATGAAAGCGGCACCTGGACTTACCGTGGAAGAATGACAGCGATGCCCACCGAGATTGACATCGGCTATACGCCGAGACCGCAGCAAGTGGCGCTCCATCAGGCGCTGGAGACTCATCGCTGGGTCGTGGCCGTCTGTCATCGCCGGATGGGGAAAACCGTCTGTGCGATCAATCACCTCATCTTCTCGGCCCTCGAAGCGACCGTCGAACGCCCCCGCTACGCCTATATTGCCCCGACGTATCGGCAGGCGAAGTTGATTGCGTGGGATTACGTGAAGGCGTATACCGCGCCGTTGCCGGGGATTGAGCAGCGCGAGAGCGATCTGATTGTCAATTTCCCGAATGGAGCGCGCATGCAGCTCTTTGGGGCCGATAATCCCGATGCGTTGCGCGGGTTGTTCTTTGACGGCGTGGTGTTTGATGAGTTTGGTCTCCAACCCGCCAATGTCTTTTCCGAAGTGGTGCGACCGGCCTTGACCGACCGGAAGGGCTGGGCACTCTTTCTCGGGACGCCGAATGGAAAGAATCAGTTTTATGATGCGGTGCAAACCGCTGGAACGGATAAGGAGTGGGCGCTCCTGACGTTTCCCGTGTCGGCCACCGGGTTGATTGAAGCCCCCGAACTCGATGCCGCTCGGAATGTGATGACCCCCGACGAATACAAGTGTGAGTTTGAGTGTTCGTTCGAGGCGGCGGTCAAAGGGGCGATTTACGCCGATCAGCTTGAGACCGCTCGGGAGGATGGGCGTATTTGTCATGTGCCGTACAACCCGGCGATCCCTGTTGATACCGACTGGGATCTCGGGATGGGCGATGCGACGGCGATCATCTTTAGCCAGTCGTTCCGGTCGGGAGAAATCCGGCTGATTGATTTTGTCGAAGCGAGTGGCGAAGGATTGCAGTATTATGCGAACGTATTAGCGACCCGTCCGTATGTGTACGGCACGCACTGGGCGCCACATGATATTGCCGTGCGCGAACTCGGCACCGGGAAAAGCCGACTGGAGGTCGCGGCGGGCTTCGGATTGAACTTCGAGGTCACGCCACGGGTGACGGGCGGGTCGAGTGAGGTTGAAGATGGGATTCATGCCGCACGGCTGCTCTGGTCGAGTTGTTGGTTTGACGAGACGAAGACGCGCCCGCTCGTCGAAGCGTTGCAGCATTATCGTCGTGACTATAATTCGCGGTTGGGCGAGTTTCGGGCCACCCCGGTGCATGACTGGAGTTCCCATGCCGCCGATGCCTTCAGGGGGTTAGCCGTGCGACATCACCCACCCGAGAAACCCATCCGTGATGCCTTCACGATTGATACCTTGGCGGTGCCGACCAGTTGGAGTTGGGTATGAGTGACACCTTGATGCTTGAGGAGGCGCTCGAACGGTTCAAACTGAGTCAATCCGCCTATGCGAAACAGCGCAAACGGGAACACGATGATTTAGAATTTCAAATTCCTGATAAGCAGTGGCCGTTGGATGCTCGGACACAGCGTGAGGCGTCGACTGCGGGTGGGGTCACTACCGCTGCTCGGCCTCGATTGAGCATTTCCAAACTCGATCAGCCCATTCAACTCATTGTGAATCAGCAGCAACGCGCACGCTTGGGGATTCAAATTCATCCCGTGAGCCCCGAAGCGGATGTCGAGACGGCGGCGATGATTCAAGGGCTCTATCGCTCGATTGAACGTGACAGTCGGGCGGATATTGCGCGAGGGTGGGCGTTTGAACGGGCGGTCAAGGCGGGGATGGGCTTTTATCGGGTCAATACGGTCTATGACAACGAGAGTGACGACCCGTTTGACCAGAAAATCGTGATTGAACGGCTGCTGTACCAAGAAAACGTCTATTTGGACCCCTCGGCTCAAATGCCGGACTGGAGCGATGGGGAATTTGCGTTTACCTGTAGTTGGATGCCGTTTGATCGGTATAAACGGGAATATCAGACCTCTGCGATGGCTGACTACAACGATGATGCGTTCCTAGCGATGTCGGGAACGGTGCCGCATTGGGTCCGAATCAATGGACCGAATCAGAATGACGTGTTGGTGGCTGAATACTTCCGCAAGACCTATCGCAAAGAAACATGGGTCGAATTGGAGGCGGGTGGTTATAGCCTCTTGAGCGATCTGCCCGATGGGGCGGTGGTTCGTGAGGGAGGACGCCAACGGACCCTGGAGGTACCCACCGTCACGTGGTCGGTCATCAATGGCGTCGAAGAAGTAACCGAACCGCAGACCTGGAATGGCAAATATATCCCGATTATTCCCGTGATTGGGCGTGAATTGCAGCCGTTTGACGAAGATCGCTACTTTGTCGGCATGATTGGTCCCGCGAAGGACGGCCAGCGCCTCTATAACTACGCCGCCAGTAATGCGGTCGAAATCGGCGCGTTGGAACCGCGTGCGCCGTGGTTGATGTATGAGGGACAGGATAAAAACAACAAAGAGCAGTGGGCACAGTCCAATATCCGCAATTTCGCCACCTTGAAAGTCACGCCGGTCACGATTGGGGGGGCACCTGCGCCTCTTCCGCAACGTGTGCCGATTGACGGGAGTCGCCTGAGTGTGTCGATGCAGCTCTTGCAGCAAGCCGACGAGTATATTCAGGCCACCACCTCGACGTTTGACCCGAGTCTCGGTCGCGGCGGGTCTGACCGGAGTGGCAAGGCGGTCATGGCGCTGCAACAGCAGACCGATGCCGGCACGAGTCAATATCTCGATAATCTGGCTGGGGTCTCGATGACCTATGAAGCGAAGGTCATTCTCGACCTGATTCCTGCCGTGTATGACCGGCCTGGTCGGGTGGTGCAGCTTGTGAAGGGCGAAGAGGAGCAGTCCGCTGCCATCCTGAATCTGCCCTTTTTCATGGACCCCGAGTCGGGGCGTCCCCGTCCGGTGCCGCCTGGAGGGATTCCCCCGATGCCGGGCGCGATGCCGCCGATGATCGGACCAGGCATGGCGCCTCCGCCGGGGATGCCGATGGCGGGTGGACCCCCTCCGATGGGCGTGCCGCCGGGACCAGGACTGGCGCCCCCGGGGATGCCGATGCCGGGAGGACCGGGATCGGCTCCTGCGATCATCAGTCCGCCGAAACGACACTTTTTTAATTTATCCACAGGGGTCTATGGGGTGTCGGTGAGTGTCGGACGCTCGTTTCAAACGCGCTTGGATGAGGGGGCGGCGGAAATCGGGCAGATCCTCCAGGGCAATCCGGCGTTGTTGCCGCTCATTGGCCCGTTGTATTTTCGGTATCGGGATTTTCCCGGGTCACAAGAAATTTCTGATCTGTTGAAAAAAGAGCGTCAGCATATGATGCCGTGGCTCGATGAGGAGCAGGGCGATAATCTGTCTGCGATGACATCTCAGATTCAGCAACTTCAGCAGCAAGGGCAGCAGCTTCAGGAGGAACTCGCCAAAGCCTCGGACTATATCAAGACCGATCAAGCGAAATGGGCCGCACAGGCCGCGATTGCGAAAGGCAAAGCTGATGTGCAAGTGCATCTCCAGTCGATGCGGGATGCAACGTCCATTGAAGTCGAAAAGATTCGGGCAATGACGAAGGGCTTGGTCACGAACGAAAAAGGGGTACAGGAACAGGCCGAACTGGAAATGAAACAGCGGCATGCGCGAGAAATGTCTACGCAGCATATCTTGTCGGGAGAACATGCCCAGGCGATGAAAGCCGCTCAAGCGCAAGAATTGGAAGCGATGAAAGTCGAAGGGGAAGTGACACGCGATGCGATTAGCGCGGAGATTGATGTCGAAAAAGATCAAGCGATGCGGAATACACCCGATGTGAAGATTGATGTGGACCTTCCTTTGGATCAATAAAGTCGGCATACTATGATCGCGTCACGATGAAAGGATGTTTGTAATGCCACGAGTTGGAAATAAACGGTTTCCCTATACCCGCGAAGGGATGCAAGCGGCTCAAGCGTATGCGGAGGAGGTGGGACTGCCCGTTGAGCCCGATCAAGACCGTTCGAGTCCTCATCCGATGGGCACCCGTCCGCCGATTCCCGAGCCACGGAACGTGTACCAGGCGACGACGCGGTCGGTGCAGGATCGCCGCCGACGTCGTGAGCGTCCCGCTGATCCTGGGGATCGCTATGGTCGCTTTGGCTACGCGGGCGAAACGCGGCGTGAACACGAGGATCGCCTCTGGGATCGGGATTGGGATGAAGATGTGCGTGGACGGAGATGGAATCCGACGAGCCGACGTGCAGGAGAACGATAAATGCCAGAGCTGGTGAGTCCAGAGACACCGCGACATCCACGGAAATGCACGGCGCCGAGTAGACGATCCAAGCAGCTTTGTGAGCGATGGGCGATGAAGGGGCAACGGACGTGCATGATTCACGGTGGGAAAACGCCAAGGGCGTTGGAAAAAGCGAAGTCCATGATCGAAATGGCTGAACTGCGCGTCCGTGGACTCTCCGATGAGGCGGTCGATACGATTGCGCGACTGTTGCGGGCCAATTCGGAAGCGGTCGCACTCGGAGCAGCGAAGGATCTCCTCGACCGAGGCGGACTCAAAGCCAAAGATCAGATCGAACTCGACACGACCATTACGGTCACGCGCCCGTGGTAGGAGAGACATACTATGAACGAGACAGCCCCCGCCAATGAAACCGCCCAGGACGCGGCGGAAGCGGCCAAGAATATCTCGACGCTCTCGGACTACGACAAAGTGCGTGAAGCGTTGGTGACGGATTCAGCCGAAGCCTTCGGGGAAGAAGATCGGCTTCCCTTTGAACGGGAGCCGATGCCATCCGAAGTGGAGGCGACGTCCGAGACGGACCTGGCTGCGGCAGACGCTCCGTCTGATGAGGCTGACGGGGAAAAGGCGCCACGCGAGGCCAAAGCTCGACCGCGTAGTAATAAGGCAAAGAAAGTCAAAGAGCGGATCGATAAGGTAGTTTGGGAGCGCGAAGAGGCCCGCAAGCAAGTGGCGCAGTTGCGACACCAACTGGACACGCTGCATCAGCCTCCTGCCGCCACTCCAGCACCAGCCGCAGCCTCCGCGTCGGCGCCGACCTCGCCGTCACCCGAGGCGACCGTTCAGGCTCCCCGAGAAGATACTGAACCTGCCGAAGCGGACTACACCGACTATGGAGACTTCGTGACGGCCAAAGCTCGCTGGGCGGCACGTCAGGAACTCTCCACGGCTCTTCAGGCTGCTCATCAGCAGGAGCAGCAGGTAGCGCAGCAGAATCAGTACGAGGATCGCGCCGTGGCGTTTGCCAAAAAAATGAACGAGGGTGCCACGGACGATCCCGAGTTTCTCGCCACGATTCAACCGGAGATTTTGAATTTACGACCGGCGATGTCGCTCCAGAAAGGCGAGGTACCGACAGGCGCCACGGCCATTGCAGATTTATTGATGGATAGCGACAATCCACACAGTTTAATGTCGTATTTGTCATCGCACGAAGATGACTTTCGGCGCATTTCTGCGCTGCACCCGATGCTCGCCATGCGCGAACTCGGTCGGATCGAAGTAGGACTAGACGCTGCACCCAACGGCTCGGCGTCTCCGTCGCGGAGTGGGAGATTGCGCGAAAACGGCTGCTCCATGAACGATAGTCTGACTTTTGACACGAGGAGCTAATGGCGAACACATTTTTAACCGATGACATGATTACGCTGGAGGCGTTGTCGATTTTCAAAAACAGCCTCGCAGCGGCCAACCATTGCGACCGGAAATTCGAGGGTCTCTTTGGGCAAAAAGACGGGCTGAGTAATACCAGCTCTTCGATTCGTATTCGGAAACCGAATCAGTACACGGTGCGGACCGGGGCGACCTTCTCGGCGCAGAACATTACGGATGATAGCGTCACCCTGACCATCGGCACGCAGATTGGTGTGGATACATCTCTCACCTCTGCGGCGATGGCCTTGTCGTTGTCGAGCTTTAGTCAGCAGATCATTAAACCGCAGATCACGTTGCTTGCGAACAAGGTGGATAACACCATCATGAGTGGGGCCTTCAATAGTGTGTACAACTCGGTGGGCACTCCAGGCACGATCCCAACGGCGTACTCGACCTATCTCGATGCCGCTGCGAAGCTCGATGAGTATGCGTGTCCACGGGATGGACAACGGGCGGTTATCATTGGTCCGCAAATGCAAGCCAACATCGTCGATAATCTGAAAGCCTTGTTTCAGACGTCTGGCAAGATTGCCGATCAGTATGATTCAGGCGAGATGGGCAAAGCGGGGGGGATGACGTGGCAGATGGATCAGAACACCACGGCACGGACCTCAGGGGCGCTCGGCGGCACACCGCTCATTGATGGCACGATTGCGAGCGGGGCGACGTCGATTACCACGGATGGCTGGACGGCCTCGACGCTCGTCGTGGCTGAAGGGGACGTCTTTACGCTTGCGGATGTGTATTCGGTCAATCCGGTTGGCAAGACGAGTACCGGCGTTCTCCAGCAGTTCGTCGTAACGGCGGCGGGCACCGCTGATGGCAGTGGCGATCTCACCATTTCGATCTCCCCCTCCATCATTACCAGCGGGGCCACACAAACGGTCAATGCCGTCCCTGCGGATAATGCGGCCCTCAGTTTTGCGTCTGGGTCATCGGTCTCGTCGGCACAGGGGATGGTCTGGCACAAGAGTGCGATTGCTCTCGCGTTTGCGGAACTCCAGAAGCCGCAAGGTGTGGATCAATCGTCAGTGAAAACCGATAAGCAGGTCGGGATTTCGATGCGGTTTGCTCGGGTCTGGGATGTCGATACGGATGTCTTCAAGTCGAGGTTCGATGTTCTCTTCGGCTATAAAGTCGTGCGTCCCGAGTGGATCTGCCGTATTCAATCTGGCGCTGCCTAAGCGACAGCCTGTCAGGTTCCCTCAGACTCATCTGGGATGGGTCTGGGGGAATCTTGTTCTGTAAGGAGAGAGGGATGTCGAAGCCAAATCCAGCGTCCTATAACAAGTGGGTGGCGATCACCAAAAGTGACACGATTAACATCGGGGAAGTTACGGCTAATGACGGCAATGCCTTGTTGCCATCGGCGGTCTATGTGGGTGGTGCCGGGGATCTCGTCGCCGTGGCCTCGAATAATGCGACCGCGACCTTTACGGCGGTTGCCGGCACCACGCTCTTAATTCAACCGAAGCGGATCAATAGCACGTCTACCACGGCCAGTGCGATGGTGGCGCTGTATCAGGAGTAGACGATGGCGACCATTGGGGACGTCATTACTGCATCACTGCAAGACCTGGGACTGATTGCGGCAGAGGAAACACCGACGGCGGCTGATAGTGCGTTGGCTTTATTGCGCGTCAACGATTGGATTGACGGGCTCGCCACGCAAGGGTTGACGGTCTTTACCGCGAATACCCGCACCACATGGTCGCTGGTGTCGGGGACAAGTTCGTACACGGTTGGGACCACGGGGGCGATTGCGTGTAGTCGTCCGGTCAGTCCCAGTGCTATCGTGAATGTCGGCTACGAAGACACGAGTGTGAGTCCGGCTCAAGAATATCTCCTCCCGCGTCCCTTAACGGAAGACCAATATGCGGCGCTGACGCCGAAGTTACAGACGGCGACGTATCCTCAATACTATTACTACGATCCGACCTTTTCGTCGTCCTTGGGGACGCTGAGTCCGTGGCCGGTGACGACTGGATCGAGTCTGCTGGGGGTCATTTATACGCCGACGCCCGTCACCGAGTTTAGTGCGATTACCGACACGATTCTGCTGCCTCCAGGGTATCGACGCTATTATCGGACATCCCTCGCGATGGAGTTAGCGCCGAGTTTTTCTGTGGTGCCATCGGATACCTTGCGAACGATTGCGCGAGAGGCCGAGACGAACGTCAAGCGCAGCAATGTGCGGGAGTCAGACCTTTCCGTGCGTGATGTGGGCTGGATCGGTGGCGCGAGTACGGGGACGTTATCGAATAGCGGATTTGATACGGGAAACTTTTAGTGGCCGACTATCCGAATTTCTTGGGTCCGTCCTATGTCGCTCAGAGTCCGCTGGCTGATGGCGAGCAGACGATGAACTGGTATGCGGAACCCGCCCAAGTGCCGGGACAAACGGGTCCGATGGCGCTCTATCCGACACCGGGGGTGACGAGTTTGGTGACGGCTGATGATGCGCCTGGACGCGCCATGATTGCCGTCAAGGATCGCACCTTCTGTGTCATGGGGCGCACGTTCTATGAGATATCCAGCACCTATGTGCTGACGCCAAAGAATGCTTCCACCCCGATGGTGAATGATGGGAAGCCGGCCACGATTTCGTGGAATGGCGATGGGGGCGGCGAGTTGTTTATTACGTCGGGAAATTATGGCTATATCTTCGACTTAGATCCTGCTGTTGACACGTTTACCCAGGTGCGCGATCCAGCCGTCGATGGCGGCACCACGATGGGCACGCAGCTCGATGGATATTTCATTGCGCTCGATACGGACACGAGTACGATTTACATCAGCGATCTCTTGGATGGCACGACCTGGGATGCCACCCAGTTTCAGCAGCGGTCGATTGAATCTGATCCGTGGGTGTCTCTTGCCGTCTTGAACCGGCAGTTGTGGCTCTTGGGAAGTCTGACGAGTGAAGTGTGGTTCAACAGTGGCGAGACCCCATTTCCGTTTGTGCCGCATCCTTCTGGGCTCGTGATGTATGGCTGTGCCGCGCCGTATTCGACCGTCGTGACGGGGGAAAAAATCCTGTGGCTGGCGGCGACGAGAGATGGCATCGGTCAGGTGATAGAAACGAGCGACTTTACTCCCGATGTGGTGAGTAGCTTTGCAGTCTCCACCGCGTTGGCTGGCTATGGCACGATTGATGACGCCATTGGCGACAGTTATTCAGAGATTGGTCATACGTTCTACCTGTTGAGTTTCCCGACTGAACAAAAAACGTGGGGCTTTGATGTCACGCCGAATATGGATCTTTCCTCGCCACAGCGGTGGGCGCAGCGAGGCACCTGGATTAGTGAAAACAATGATTACGAAGCGTGGCATCCGTGCTACAGCACCTATCAGAATGACGAACTCTTGATTCTGGACCGCACGAGTGGCGTGCTATATCGGCTCTCGCATACGGTGGGGACCGATGTCGATAGTCGGGAGATTCGTCGCATTCGACGAGCGCCGGTCCTCTTTCAAGAGAATCAAGTGTTGCGCGTGAGTGCCTTTGAACTCTTTCTTGAGCCAGGGCTCGGTGTCGCCACGGGGCAAGGCAGTGACCCCCAAGTGGCTCTACGTATCAGCGGCGATGGTGGGAAAACCTTTGGCAATGAGCGTCTCTCAGGGGCCGGCGCCATTGGGACGTACGGGACGCGGACTCGCTGGCTCCGATGCGGCAGTGGACGACGCTGGATGCCGGAAGTGGTGGTGAGCGATCCGATTCCCTGGAAGCTCTTGGGCGCGGCGGTGTATCTGCAGGAGGATACGACGCGGGCGAGTCGAGGGATGGAGTAATGGCGATTACGGTTGCGCCGTTTCCGGTCCGTAGTAGTGTGACCGAAGTGGCAACACGTCTTCTTTCTCGTCCCTGGACGTCGTGGTTGACGGACTTCGTGCAAAAGGTCGATAAGGATGCCACGTTGGTTTCCTCGGTGTCGCTCACGGGGAAGTCGGCGTCGATTAGCGCGACCACGTTTACGAGGAAGATGAATGCCAGTGGGGTCTATCGCATTGGCTACTTCGCCAGGATTACGACGGCGGCGACCACCAGCAGTTCACTGACCGTGACGATGGGTGGCGTGAATGGCGGGGTGACGTGTGCCATCGCGGGTGCGGCCCTCACGGGAAATACGACCAGCACGGTGCAGTCGGGAACGATCTCTCTGCAAGTGGATGCGTCCACGAATCTCACGTATACGACGACGTATGCATCGTCGGGTGCGACGGCGATGGTCTATAGCTTGTGGATGACGGTGGAACGGGTGACGTCGTAATGGCGGATGGGAATGCTAACAGTTTGTACTCGAAGATGTATCCACTCCAATCAACACCGATTGGGTTGGCGGACCCGTATGGGAGGGTTCAACCCTCAGTAACGTCATCGTTCTCGTCAGCAGGAGGAAACAGCATGCCAGATCCAGCGACTCTTTGGGCGATAATTCAGGGAGGGTCCGCTTTTGGGAATTGGCTCACGGGCCGTGGAGGACAAAGACAAGCTCGACAGGATCGGGCAGCACAAGCAGCTCAGTTCCATGAGATGATGCGCTTCACGAAAGAGTCAAAACGGGAAGATATTGCTCGTCAGGATGCGGCTATTGCTGCCGCTGCCGCCCAATGGGACGCAGAGCAAGCGCAGATCGAGGCGCAGTGGCGTAATACGCAAGAGCGTCGATTGCCCAACATTGCGGCCTCACGCGCCATTTTAGGCAGCACGATGCAGACCGATGTGCCCGCGTTTCGACCACGGTATTCTGAGGCTGAAGGGGTGCCGCGAGAAATCAATCCATACGGTGATTTTCTGTATCCTGGTCCGAGGAGTCTATAGCGATGGCCTATCGTGATTATTTTTCCGATAACGAGGCGGGTGATTTTGATTACGAGTCGTATGACCGGGAGGAGGCGGAGAGAGCCCAGCGTGCGTGGGAGATGGCTCAAACTAGTTCTCAGCCTTCAATTCCATTTCCATCAGGGGCTTTCACTACGCGGAATACATTGCCTCCCAATGTGGTCTGGGACACCAAGACACAAAAGACGAGATTCATTAAGCCAGGTGAGGAAGGCTATGACCCAACATGGGGGTCTGGTGCAGAAGTTGATCCGCATGGGACGAGCGAAAAAGATAACTGGCTAAAATCCCTCTATAAGTCTGAAGGATGGGCACTTCCTCCGAATGGCGAGACCGAGAAAGGTGACGAGAACGGTCCTGGTCCCCCACCTGTCACCGCTGGTCCTCCGGTCGATTCGTCTCTTCCACAGCCGCAATATAAGTATTACGGGACAGATCCGTATCAGGAATGGGAGCCGGATCTTAGTTATATGCGCGACATGCCCGCGTTCGAGTTTGAAGCCGATCCGTGGGTGGAACCCGAGGCGTTTGACTATCCATCCTATGAGCGTCTGCCTGCGTATCAAAAGCCCGAGGACTTTAGTTACGCAGACTTTATTGCGCCGTCGGCTGAAGAAGTTCTTGCGGAAGATCCCGGCTACCAGTTTCGTCTCGGGGAAGGACTTCGTGCGATGGAAGCTGGAGCCGCCGCGAAAGGCACCCTTCGTGGAGGGGGCACCCTTAAAGGCTTGATGGATTACGGTCAAAACGCAGCGAGTCAGGAATATCAGCGGGCGTATGACCGAAGATTGAGAGGCTATCAGACGGGTCTTGGAGCGGCACAAAAAGCGTACGACCTAAATCTCGGGGCTGGCGAAGAGGCGTATAAAATGCAGGTCGGAGCCCAGCAGCAAGCCTATGATCGCCAACGTCTGAATGTGTTAGAGCAAGCAAAACTCGCTCGGGAAAATGCGTATCAGGCGTATACGGATCAGTACGATAGATCGTATAAACGAGCGCAGGACCGCTATGAGCCAGTATATCGGACGTGGCAAGAAGAACAACTGGCTGGAAGTAAAGCGGCTCAAGATAAATACCAACGTCAGTGGGACGCATATAAATACGCGCAACCATCGGCAACAGAGATTTTCAGGTCTGGACTCTAAGACGAGATACGAGAGGCACTGATGCCAACAGGACGTATTCCCTACGCGGGTCGAGCTATTGATAGCAGATATTATGACCGCGATCTGCTTGAACTGATGCAACTTCAGTCGCAGCAAGATCAACAGTATCGGAGAGA